TATGGCATGACTTCGAAGCACACGCAGGCTATTCGTTTAACAAAAGCCATGCAGTTGCGTACTCTACTCTCTCGTATTGGACGGCGTGGCTAAAATATTATTATCCACTTGAATTTATGTTTGCTCTTTTAAAGAATGAGAAAGATAAAGATAATAGAACTGGATATCTTATTGAGGCAAAGCGTATGGGTATTTCAGTAAAACTTCCACACATCAACGACTCCGACTTTGACTTTAAGATTGAAGGTAAGGGCATTAGATTTGGGCTTACTGCAATTAAATATATTTCTAACAATATTGCTGAAAAGTATATTGCTGCTAGACCATTTAAATCTTATAAAGAGGTAGAAGAGTTTACCTTCACAAAAGGTAATGGAGTAAATAGCCGTGCATTACAAGCAATGAATATGATTGGTGCTTTGACTTTTCCAGATAACGAAAGAAATGATACTCAGATCAAAGAGAACTTGTATGAATATTTAAACCTTCCAGAGTTTAATATTACAATTCCATCTCATTACTATGCATTTATTCAGGATGTTTGTGACTTTGAAGAAAAGGGTTCTTATATTCTTATGGGTATGGTGAAAGCAATCAAGCGAGGAACAGGGTGGTCACGAGTTGAAGTGCTAGATAAGACTGGTAGTGTTGGAATATTTGATGATGAAGGAACAACTATTGAGACTGGTCGCACTTATCTTATTCTTGCAAATGATAACAGGATTGTATCTGCAGTTCCTGCTGATGAAATAAAGACGTCAAGTAATGCTTTAGTCAAGTTCCTTAGTTATAAACAATTGCCATTTACTGAGGAGGAAATGTTTGTGGTATCCTTTAAGCCAAGAGTAACAAAGACTGGTAAGAAGATGGCCTCACTTACTCTTGCGGATACTTCTAGAGATTTACACTCTATCACAGTATTCCCTACATCGTTTGCTAAGGCTTATATGAATTTAGAAGAAGGAAAATCTTACAGGTTTGGGTTTGGTAAAACAAAAGACGGGACAGTTACATTGGAGGATATACATGTCAGTTAGTTTAGAGGAAGCATTAGCACAGTTAGATCCAAAGTTAAGAAAGAAGTTGGGTAATGGAGTTGGAGTGGCCTATGAGTATCAACCAACACCAAGTTTTGGATTGAATAAGGCCCTGGGTGGTGGGCTTCCGTATGGAAGACAGGTGCTTATCTGGGGATCAAAGTCTTCTGCAAAGTCATCTATGTGTCTTCAAATGATTGCTCTAGCACAGGCAGAGGGAAAGTTGTGTGCTTGGATTGATTCAGAAATGTCATACTCAGAAGATTGGGCTAGACAACTTGGGGTAGATCCAGAGAAACTCATCTACTCACAAGCAAGAACTATCAGTGATATGGTAGATGTTGGTGTTGGATTAATGAATGCTGGAGTTGATTTAATTGTGGTAGACTCTATTACATCAATGCTTCCAGCAATTTATTTTGAAAAGGACACTGATGAGATGAAGGCTTTGGAGAATACAAAGCAGATTGGAGCAGAATCCCGTGACTTTAGCAATGCATGGAAGATGCTTAACTATGCTAATAATAAAGTTAAGCCTACTCTGCTTGTGCTTATTAGCCAGTCTCGCAATAATATTAATGCTATGTATACTAGTCAGCAGCCTTCTGGTGGTCAGGCTACTAAGTTTTATTCCTCTTGCATTATTAAGTTATTTAGTTCCGAGTCCGACAATCAGGCGATTAAAGGAAAGATTAAGGTAGGAGATAAGTTGATTGAGGAAAAAGTTGGAAGAAAGATTAAGTGGGAACTTCAGTTCTCAAAAACTTCTCCAGGCTTTCAATCAGGAGAATATGATTTCTATTTCAGAGGAGACTCAATCGGCCTAGATGCAGTTGGAGATCTTGTTGATACAGCAGAACTAGTAGGCTTAGTTGAAAGAACTGGTGCGTGGTATTTACTTCCAGACGGAACCAAGGTTCAGGGTAGAGACGGCTTTATTAATCGTGTTAGAGAAGATCTTGACTTGCAGGATGATTTAAAGAAAAGGTTGTCTTGATGAGCAGATTGTTATAAATGGCTTCGTATACGGTTTATTCTGGACAGTGGGTTTGCCATACCTGTAAGGCAACGGTTATGACTCTTAGATGTTATGCTGAGACCAAGACGCTTACATGGATGTGTAAAGATAAGCACTTAACTACCGTATATTTGGGTAGAAGAAAGAAAAGTGATTTTGAAGACAAAGAGAATGGTGTATAATTAAGTATGACTAAATTTTCAGCACAAGACAGGTATCCAGAGTATGACGCTATGAAAAAACGTCAACCCTATGTTCCAGGACAAGATTTTCATCCAGTTTTATTTGAAAATGTTTTAACTGAGCAAGAATTAAAAGATCTCCAAAACTTTTATGATAATTTTCCATCAGAAGATATTAGTGTACAGGCTTACTCTGCACACGGAAGTCTTGGAGTTCATCTTAAAAATGAAGAAGAAATTATAAAAAGAGTTGAAAAATTAGCAAGTGATGCTGTTGGAGAAGAGTTAGTAGTTTTAGACATTGAAGGGGCAAGATATAGTAGAGAGTTTGGCTGGGAAGCAAAACTAGGACCACATTATGATGCAAGACCTGTAGAGATGTATGTTCTTGATTTTCACGTTAAGTCTAATGAAGACTGGAAATTAATTTTTGAGGGAGATGAGTTTGAGTTCTATGATAATCAAGGTTTACTATTCAGCGGAACTGGAACAATTCACTGGAGAGATCCAATAAGAATTAGAGATGACTCAAGAATTGATCTATTGTTTTTTTGGTTGCAACATAAAGTGCCCAGACCGATATCTGATCAGCATGCAAAAAGTATGAAGGAAAGACAGCACTTCTTTTTAACAAATATAGACCCTGTTAGTCCACTAACAAAAGAGGAGTGGTGGAAACCGATCAAGATATCTGATGTTGCTGAAAGATATCCTCACTATCAAAAAATAAGTGCAGAGATTCTGGACCCAATCACACATAATGAAATTTATAAATATTCTCTTTCTGAAAATGAAAAAGATATTATTTATTCTGGATGTGAAATTAAAAATGATGTTCTTACATTTGTTGATCTAGATGAAAAAGTATTAGCAAAAATTGTAGAAAAAATGCTACATGTTTATACTGAATCTTCGATTAATTTTATTGATAGTCATGCTATAAGATATTCAAATACAGAAGATGATTTAGGAAGTTTGTTTTACAAAAAAAGAAAAGATGGACAAGAGTGCGTATCCTTGATGTTTCCAATGTCACAAAATGCAAAAATAGATCTTAACATTAATGGAAAAGACTTTAGTGTTAGAAATGATACGTTTATTACATTCTCTGAAACAAATCAAGAAGTGCGTGTAACAAGTCTAGATGCACCAGTAGATATATTCTTTTGCAGTTTTGAGATTAAAAATAAAGATACTCGGTATGACTGAGAAAAGCGAAAGTAAAAGAATAGGTGCAAAGCAACACAAGAATTCAGGTAGGGGAACTCACAAAGGCGATGCCTCTTGGGAAAACTTTACTGTAGACTTTAAAGAGGTTGGAAAATCTTTTACATTAAATAAAGCGGTATGGGCAAAGGCAACAACAGATGCTATTAAGAATGGCAATGATCCAGCAATCATTGTTGTAATTGGAGAGGGTAATGCCAAAGTAAGACTTGCAGTAATTGAGATGAGTATATTAGAGCAGATTGTAGATGGTGTATAATATAATTATGAGAAATAATCAGATCGATAATGTATTTACCTCAGATGAAATTAAAGAAATTCAAGAGGCAATAGATAAAGAACTTGCTACCCGTGAGATTGTTGAGTGGGATGACGCCGTAGATAGTAATTGGCACGAGAAAAAAATTATAAGAATAAAGAGAAATAACCTTGGCAGACTTGACATAAATGAACTTCAACTGCCATTGCATATTGTTAATAAGGTTATTAGTTTGGCAAAAGAAAATTGTCAAGTAGATTTAAAAATTCAAAAACTTGTAAGTGTTACATATGCAGAATATAATTTGAAGTATGGTCAGCCAAATCTTGAGGTACATAAAGATCGAGACCCAATCAGGAACGGAGAGATAACCCATACAGGAGGAGCAGGCGTTGTTTTAACATATCAACTTGACTCAAACGTTTCTTGGGAAGTTGGTAGCAATAAAGACCTATACCTAATACCCAATAACGGAATGCTTGTATTATATCCTAGACAGGATTATCACTGGAGAACAATTAGAAAATGGAACGAAGGAGATTTTGTAAAGGTTGTATTCTTTGAAATGTTTACACCAAATTCTCCAAAAGTTGTTGATGATAAAAAACTTGCACAAGAAATTAGAGATTTTAGACGAGACATAGGAGAAAAAATATGAAATACGATGAGGCTAATGTTATAGTTAAAGATGTTTTAACTGATGCAGAAATTGCAAGTATTTATAAAATGCTAGAAACTCCATCACAAAAATATGTAATGAAAAGATTTAATCAAAAGATTTCTGATTTTCAGTTACCTGAATCAGTTGCCAAAAAGATTGTAGATCATTGTGAAAAAATATCTGGAGAGTCTGGATTGGTTATTTCAGAATATCAGTTTGCAAGATATATAAACATATATGAGGAAGATGGTACTTTAGGGGCACCTCTTCTATCTCCACATTATGACGAAACATTTAAAGAGCCAAGATTTACATTTGATTATCAAATGAAATCAAATACTACTTGGCCACTTGTAGTTGAAGAACGTGAGTATCCATTAGAAGATAACCAAGCGTTAACATTTTCTGGAACACATCAGATTCACTGGCGAACAAAGAAGGTATTTTCTGATGAAGAATTTATAGACATGATTTTCTTTCATTTAAAGAAATCTGATGCTGAACCAAAGGGTGCAGACGTTAATAGTATTATGAATGAAAAAGCAAAGCACTTTATTAAAGTCTATGAGGCACAATAATGGCTGAGTTACATAAGTACTTAACTGGTTTTGATAAATATACAAAGCCTCTACCATTCTATGTTGATAACCTTTTTACACCAGAGCAAGATAAAAAGATTAGAGATACCATTGAAGAAAATAGAAAACTAGAACCATTTATTATTGGTGACAGAATTGAAGATGGATACATTAGAATGTCTGAGTTCAGAAGTAGGTTTCAACCAAAGATAGCAAAGAATATGTCACGAACTCTTATTGAGTTTGATATGCCAGAAGATTGCGAAAAGCGTTTAGATGAAATTGCTAAGCCACTTTACAATGGAGACATTGCTCTATGTCATTGGAACTATATTGACTACAACCTAAACTATGGGTATGGGGATAACTCTCCTGCACTTCCACCACATCTTGATGCAGATGAAAATCTTGTAACAATAAATTATTGCCCAGACACAAACATTGAATGGGACCTGTATGTAAGTAACTGGAACGATACAAGTAATTTTACTAAGTACTCACTCCGTGGTGGCCAGACCATTGTCTTTAGCGCAGTGAATCAGATACACTGGAGACCAAAGCGTAAATTTAAAGAGGGAGAGTTCTGTGAGATTATAAGCATGGACTATTGCCCAACAACAAGTTATAGATTTACTGGGGAGCACAATCCAATAGATCCAGAGCACTATCCAGCCAAAAGAACAGAGTACTTAAATGAACTTCAGTCAAGGCCAGATATGCAGGCAGCGTTTAAACTTTGGGAAGAAGAAGGATTAAGGGACGGAATATCAAAGAAATCGATGGGATAAAAATGGAACAAAACGGTACAACAATAGATATGATAAACGGTCTGTCTGAAATTGCAGACTATATGAATGATGAAGAACTTACAACTGCTTTAACTTTTATTGCCAAGGTTATCCTTAAACCAGATATCCCATTAAATGTTGCAACTGTTGAAATAGTTAGACTTCAAGCAATCGCAGCAAAGATGGCACTAAAGGCTACATGGATGGCCAACGTAGATAAGTCTGATCGTGGAAAGAAAAACTTATACTACACCGCAGCCGAAGCAATTAATAATCTTGTTTCTGCATTAAAGTACACAACCAGGTAATTTCTGCTATACTTATATGAACGGAAACGAGAATAAAAACAATGACAAAAAATTTACTAAAATCAATAATGATTAAACCAGAACCACTTCCAGAGGATAGTTTTGATACAACGGAAATGATTCAAAAGATCCAGTCTGGATACCTTGAAGGACGTGGACCTAAGCATACACAAAAGAAGACCTTTGCTCCATCAACGATTGCCTATGGGCACGGAGAGTGTCCTAGATACTGGTATCTCGCCTTTGATGGTCAAACATTTGAAGATAACAATGATGCTTATGGTGTTGCCAACATGACTGCTGGCACAAAGTCTCATGATAGAATTCAAGATGCAATGATGGCTTCTGGTATTGCGGAAATATTCCGTGATGCAAATGATAATCCAACAACAGAGTTTAAGATTGTTAATCAGGATCCTCCTATCTTTGGATATGGAGATGCCATGATTAACTGGCAAGATGAACAGATTGTTGGAGAAATTAAAACAATGATGAGTGAGGGATTTGAATATCGCAAAGCAAAGCGAAAGCCAAAGACTGGACACTTAATTCAATTACTTATTTATATGAAGATCCTTAAGAAATCAAAGGGTGTTCTTATTTATGAAAATAAAAATAATCACGAGTTGCTAGTTCTTCCCGTAACAGTGAACGATCATTACCGTCGGTGGGTAGACCAGGCATTTGATTGGATGAGAGAAGTTCGTAGGGCTTGGGTAGATAGAACTCTTCCTAAGAAAAACTATAGAGCAAATTCCAAGATATGCAAGTCATGCCCAGTACAAAAGGCGTGTGCGTCAGCAGGCGAAGGGGATCTTAAAGTCAAATCCTTGGAGTCATTGGATGAAGAATTGTAATTGGTGCGACAACCAATTTAAGGCTACTGTATCCTATCAGGTATATTGTTCTACAATATGTCGAGAGGCTGCTACAAAACAAAAGATTGCATCTAGGTATCTTCATGCAAGAAGACAAAAGCGTATAGGCAAAAAACGTATATGTAAAAATTGTCAACTTGAATTGTCGATTTACAACGATGAGCCTATTTGTTTTGAGTGCAATATTAATCCATCAGATGTAAAGAAAGTTTTAAAAGAGATCAAGCGGATGGCAAAAGAATGAAGTTATCATTAATAGATCAAAACCTACCAAAAAGTATTTGCGCTATTGATGCAAGTACAAATAGTTTAGGCTTTGCACTTTTTGATACGCAACAGGAAACTCTTGGCGCTGTTGGAAAGATTAAATTTCAAGGCAATAATACCTATGAAAAAGTTATGGATGCTGGGAAAAAGGTAAAGGCATTCTTTGATTACTATGGAGGTTTTGAAGCAATAGTGATTGAGCATACTGTGTTTATGAATAGTCCAAAGACAGCAGCAGACCTAGCACTTGTCCAAGGGTCAATCCTTGGCGCTGCAGGTTTGACTGGTACAAAAGTAATAGGCAGGGTTGCCCCAATTACATGGCAAAACTATATAGGTAATAAAAAAATATCCACTGATGAAAAGTTATACATTAAGTCTCAAAATCCTGGCAAGTCGGAGTCATGGCTTAAGACTTATGAAAGAGATTTAAGAAAACAGAGGACTATTCGATATATCAATACAATGTATGATAGAACTATTACAGATAACGATGTTGCAGATGCCTGCGGGATAGGTCATTGGGCAATTAATAATTGGGAGAAAGCAGTCCAGTTATGAGTCGGGAACCATTTAACTTTAAACAAGAAGAAGAGGATGTAATCCTTACCGTTAGAACCCTGTGTCCAGAAAAATGGCTACTCGTAGATCGTGAAACTGGACAGGTGTATGTTGGAAATCCTGGGGGATACTGGGACAAGATGAAGCCAATTAACAGGGTTGACAAATAACGCTATGGCTGCTAAACTATATACAAGTGAATCTTTTATGCGTAAGAGATATATTATGGACAAGAAGACACCAGAAGAGATTGCAAAGGAGTGCGGAGTTAGCCTAGAGACTATCTACGTATACCTTGCAAAATTTGGATTAAGGAAGTCAAAGAGATGAAAAAGACAAACAAGGCATTAGTTATTCTGTCATTAGCCATGTCTGCTGGTTTGGCATACACGATTTTTACACTTAAAAATTTACCAGAGGGTTTTGATTGGGATCTAGAAGAGGAGATAGACGATGAGTTCTGAAACACAGTTTACTATTGGTCAGGTTTGTGATGAGATCAAGGATATGCTTATTACAAAAAATAAATCTTACGGAGACTCAGCGTTAAATCCAGTTCGGATTTTTTCTATCTCTGATAATATTGAACAGTTACATGTTCGAATTGATGACAAACTTTCTAGGATTACCAGAGGCGGAGCATTCATTGGCGATAACGATATTGATGATTTGATTGGCTACCTCATACTATTAAAGATAGCAAGGGAGTTAAATCATGTCGACTGAAGAAGATCTAGTTAAACATCTTGATCAAGTTAACCTTGTTGTTGAAGAGTACCTAAAGGGAAATGATCCAACAGTAATTTCTAAACAACTGGATATTCCACGCACACGTGTTGTTACATTGATTAATGAGTGGAAAGTTATGGCATCTGCAAACGATGCAATCAGAGCACGTGCTAAGGAAGCGCTTGCTGCTGCTGATACACACTACAGCAAACTTATATCAAAGTCTTACGAAGTAATTGACGAGGCATCAATGACAAATAACCTTGGAGCAAAGACTCAGGCAATTAAATTAGTCATGGATATTGAATCAAAAAGAATTGATATGCTTCAGAAAGCAGGACTTCTTGAGAACAAAGAACTTGCTGATGAAATGATTGAGATTGAAAATAGACAGATGGTATTAATGTCAATCCTAAAAGATATTGCGTCAGAGTATCCACAAGTTCGTGATGAGATTATGAAAAGACTTTCATCTATTGCTAAAAAAGATGAAGTTATAACTGTGGTTCAAGATGTATGATGAATTTTTAGAAGCCCTCAAAGATAATAACTTTGAAGAGATTCCAGTAGACGCCAAAACATTTGTTGAGGGTGATGCCTTCCTTGGCCAGCCTGGCTTGTCTGATATACAGTATGACATTGTTGAGGCAATGAGTCAGATATATAGAAAAGAAGACTTGATAGAATTAATGGGGGAAGAAGAAGGATCCCAATACTACGACAAGTATACAAAGAACGAAATCATTCTGCAACTTGGCAAGGGATCTGGAAAAGACTTCACATCAACTGTAGCATGTTCATACATTGTCTATAAGTTACTATGCTTAAAAGACCCAGCAAAATACTTTGGCAAGCCTTCTGGAGATGCTATTGACCTAATCAACGTTGCTATTAACGCACAACAAGCAAAGAATGTTTTCTTTAAAGGTTTTAAAACAAAAATTGAAAAGTCACCATGGTTTGCTGGAAAATACTATGCTAAAGCAGATTCAATTGAGTTTAATAAATCTATTACTGTCTACTCTGGACACTCAGAACGTGAGTCACACGAGGGTTTAAATCTTTTGCTTGCAGTTCTTGATGAGATTTCAGGTTTTGCATCTGAGGTTGGTACAGGAAATGATCAAGGAAAGACCGCAGATAATATATATAAGGCTTTCCGTGGATCTGTTGACTCCCGTTTCCCTGACCTTGGCAAAGTCGTTTTGCTTTCATTCCCACGTTATCCAGGAGACTTTATTTCAGAAAAGTATGATGCAGTAATCTCTGAAAAAGAAGTTATAGATCGTACACATAAGTTTGTAATTAATCCATTGCTTCCAGAAGATAGTGCAGACAATACATTTGATATCGCTTGGGACGAAGATCATATAGTTTCATATAAATATCCTGGGGTCTTTGCAATCAAGAGACCAACATGGGAAGTAAACCCAACAAGAAAGATTGATGATTTTAAGATTGCATTCATGACAGACCTTGGAGATGCAATGATGCGCTTTGCTTGTGTACCAACATTTGCATCAGATGCATTCTTTAAGCAGCACGAGAAGGTAAGATCTTGTATGACAACAAGAAATCCAATAGACGCTTTTAAAAGATTTGATGAGTCATTTAAACCAGATCCAACTAAAAAATATTATGTACATGCTGACCTTGCACAGAAACATGATAAATGTGCAGTTGCCATTGCCCACGTAGAAAAATGGGTAAATATCCAAGTAATTAATAACTACGAACAGGTAGCACCAATTGTAGTAGTAGATGCAGTAGCATGGTGGGAGCCAAAGATTGAAGGCCCCGTTAATCTTTCAGAGGTGAAGCAGTGGATTCAAAACCTTAGAAGACTTGGGTTTGATATTGGCCTAGTTTCTTTTGACCGTTGGCAGTCATTTGATATTCAAAATGAATTGAATCAGGTTGGAATGAGAACTGATACTGTTTCTGTTGCTAAAAAACATTATGAAGATATGGCAATGCTTGTTTATGAAGAGAGGCTAGTAATGCCAGCAATCGAACTTTTGTTTGAAGAACTGACCCAGTTAAAGATCATGAAAAATGATAGAGTTGACCACCCACGCAAAAAGTCAAAGGACTTGGCGGATGCTGTGTGTGGAGCAATATTTGGGGCAATATCACATACCCCAAAAGATATAAATACTGAGATAGAAGTCCATACCTACAAGGATAGGCCAAAGACTCCAGAGGAGCAATTTGACATGGACTCTCGCAATGTGATACAATATAAACCTAGTCAATTAAAAGACATTGAAGATTATTTGGCTGGACTAAAAACACTATAACAAGAAAAGAGATAAAATGAATTCATTCAAGAAAGTATCGCTAATCATCGCTGCAGCCCTGACTAGCACAATGCTTGTAGCAACATCTGCAAGCGCTGCCACGACAACCCTAACGGTTGCGGGTTCTGCAGCAACAGGTGGTACAGTAGCAACAACTCCTGTAGCACTTCCAGTACCAGCAGATAACAGTATCGATGCAGCAGATGCATTGAAGATTGCTGTTTCATCTGTAGATACAGGCACAGCAGTTTCAGCAGTTGCAGTAAATGCAACAATCGTTCCTGCTCTTGCAACATCAACCGCACCAGTGACAGCGTCATCTGGATCATCATCACTAACAATTAATACAGGAACAGGAACAACAGCAGACTTCTATGTTTACACAAAGACTACTGCAGTTGGAACAGTTGTTGTAACAGTTGGTGGAAATTCAACAACATATTATGTACAAGGTACCGCAGGTGCTTTGAACTCAATTACTCTGACTGCCCCAGCATCTGGCGCAGCAGCAACAATCGCAACACTTAAGGTAGCAGGATACGATGTATTCGGAAACCTAAAGGGTGGAGCAACAATCAATACTTTGGTAAGCGCAAATGGTGCAGCAACTGCAACAGCACTTACAACAGATACAGCA